GGTCCTGCATCGCCGAGGCGTCGTCCTGCGTGGCCTCGTCGTTGAGCAGCACCGCGAAGGTCGGCGTGCCGTCGTTCGTGACGACCTGGCGCACGTAGTTCGTCGCCTCCATATCGGCGGCCATGCTCGCAATCGCGGTCGCGCCACGCGGAAAGCCGAACACGTCCGGCACGAACGGACGCGGCATATCGAGATCGCGGAAGTGCAGCACGTCCTCGACCGGCAGCTGCACGATAACGCCGCTCCAGTTGCCGTAATCGTACCGGCGCGGGTCGCCTTCCGCGTCCACCCACACCGTCTGCAAGCTCTCGGCATTGATCGGCCGCAGCCCGATCGGGAGCCCGACGCCGTTGCGCCGCTCGATCTGGAATAGGCTGTTGCCGTATCCCATGTAGTCCACGGCGTAGCGCGCTCGGAACTGGCGCGCCGTCGTCCGCGGCCCCGGATAATCGAGCAGGCGCTGCAACGGATGCTCAGGACTGACGCGGCTCTCCGTATTCCCGCGCTCGGTCAGCACCACGAGCGGGACCGAGGCCACGATGTCGGCGACGACACGGATGCAGGCGTGGACGACCGGATGGCCGCTAAAGCCCTTGACGCGGATCGTCGCGCCTTCCGGCTTGTATTCCTGCGGGTTCGCCGTCCGCACTAGCGACAACGAGCCCATGCCGGTCGTGCCCGGCAGGTTCGGATAGGTTGTCATCGCCATCGCACGCGCCGAGTCGGAGGCCATCGGACGGCCCCGCAGAATATCCCAAGCGCGACGGAGGCGGCTGTCGCTGCTGCTGTCGCTCGTGCTGCTGCTGTTGTCCGGCAAGGCGCCCTCGCAAGTGCGGACCAATAGCGTGACGCGTCACGCGCTCACGAATCGTATGTGCTTGCAAGCAACTGCGCAATGTGCCGAGTATAGCGCCGACGTACCGCGAGCCTTCGCGCTATACTGGCGCGCCGTTTCCGCTTCGCTCGCCCCTTGTCAGACGACGAACGGCCGCGACGGCGTGAGCATCAGCGCCGACAGCCCCCAGACTAGCGCGTCCACGCGGTCCGGCGACTGGCCGGCGGCGTCGGGGTTGAATTGCAGCATCTGCGCCTCGAGCGCCGGGAACGGCCCCACGTGAAACACGCGGCCTTCCTGATACAGACTATAGATAGGCTCCGCCCGTGCCAGCTTGCCACGGCTGGCCCGCACGTCCACGATCCGGACCCCGTGCGCCCGATCGCCGAGCGACTTAATAACGGCCGTGACCATATCGCCGCCCTGGTTGGTCTCGGCCACGATCGCCGCGTTGTACTTCCGCGCCGCCGTCAGCGCCACCGACGCCCAATCGTTCGGGCTGTACCGGCCGCTTAAGTCCTCGAGCACGTAGCCGCGCCGCTCCTTGTCCACGGCCACGACGAGGATGCCCGTCTCGTCGCTCGTCGTCTTGGCCGTCACCGCCGGGTCGATCGCTACCATTACCCGATGCCAGGCAGTCGGCCCGACGGCCAGCCGAGCGCGGTCGATGTCGGCCCGTGTCCAGAGCAGCCCGCCCGTGTCCGTGCCCCACTCGCCCAAGAAGATCCGCCGGTAGCGCTCCGGCGCCGTCTGCTCGGTCTGCGCGGCTCGATCCATAAAGGATTGGGACAGGTTCACGCGGTTGTCGTGCCAGGTCGTGTGGACGTAGAGCGTGTCCGGCCGGCGCGTCTCGACGAACATCCGGTGAAGGAAATGCTCGGTGCTGGCCGGGTTCAGCACCAAGATCACGCGGTTCGGCAGCTCTTTGTGCCGGATGCTCAGATCGATGGTCTCAAAGGTCCGCTCGTCTACCAGCTCCTCGGCCTCGTCGAGCACCCACGTCGTCACGCCTTGGATGGACTTGAGCCGCGCCGTCTGGTTGCCGCTCGAGGTCTGGATACCGCGGAACAGGATGCGGCTGCCCGTCTTGCGGTTGACGATCTCGCGAGCCGTGATCTCAAAGTCGTCCGCGACGCCGAGCCGGTCCATCTTCTCGCGGAACTCAGGGATGATCGACACGTCGGCCGCGACCATCGTGAAGCGCGTGAACAGGATCACGTGCCCCACCTCGTATGTGAGGTTCAGCAGCGCCAGCGCCGTGTGGAACGATTTACCCGAGCCGCGCCCGCCGGTGACGAACGCATAGCGCCACGCCGGACGCGCCGTGAACAGCGGCCGGTACTGGCGCAGCAGCGTGACCTCGGCGCCGGCCACGGCCTCCGCGCCGCTCATGCCGTCTCGTCAGTCCACGCGATCGGCGGCACCACGCGGATCGGCTCACCGCCAGACGTGATGTCCGCGACCTGCACCGACTTGCCGAACGCCCGATCGAGCAGCACCTCGGCCGCCCGAATATCGCCGCGCACCGCCTTCGCTCGCAGCGCGTTGAGCGTCGCCTCGAGCGCGGTGACCCCGTCCTTTTCGTTTGAGAGCACCCGCGCCAGCGCCTCGCGAATATCCGGTAACTTTGGGCGCCCCTTCGCGTTACCCGTCTGCCCTTTCTTCCACGCCGGTCGCAAGTTCTGTGGGTTTGCCATCAGCTTTGACCCTCGGTGCTCCTTCGGTGTTTTTCATCCACAATCTTTGGCACCGCATACCGCCAGAGAACATGATGGTGCATGCGGCGGTTAATGTTCCCCATCGTAGAAACCTTTACACATGACGGCGCCATAAGAATCGTGTAGAACGACTTCACATATGTGCCGTTTTGTAAATAAAAGTCGGTCAGCCCGCCTGAATTGCTTTGAGTCATCTTTTGCACAATAGCAAGCGCATTTGTTGTTAAAAACAGCACACCGCGAGCGCCGTGCGTCACGTACGTATTTACGTCCTCGTTAATACGCCCGAGAAATGCAAACGGGCGGTCGGCGCGGCAAAAAAACGTATTCATGGCTTTGCGCGTAAGCGTTACTCCGGATGCGTATTGACTTTGCGACCCGCCGATAAAGTCGCCCCCCTGCGCCATGCAAACAGTCGCAGCCCCTGAACGTTTGTGAAACCGTACCATTGCCTTAAACACGAGATCAAGCGAGCGAATTTGAGCGCACTTGTAATTTCCTTCTCGATCAAATCGATATTGAAATTGCGTGTAGTCGTCATCGAGCACTACGTACGTATCAATCCCCTGCTCCTGCGCCAGCGCGGCAACAGCGTTTCGAGCAAAGACTACGGCCCCGAGCTGCTCATGAAACGTGTCGGCCAGATCAAACGTCTTAGCTACTGCCTGTTTATTAAACACCAGAACGTCGGCGCCATACTTTGCGCGATACGCCTCCAGCGTCGGGTCGGCATCGTCCACCACAAAAAACACTTGCCCGGTATAACCTGAATTCCTTAAATGCGTAAACGTGTAGACGCGGTCGTGCCGCTTGTTAGTCACAATAAACGCGGCAAAGGTTTCAGACATTTGCCCCGTGATCTAAGTCATCTCTCAGTATGGCGTCGTGTATTTCCTCACTTAACCGCACAAACCCGCCTCGAATAGCCGCGTCGAAGTCAATAATGACCAGCGCCGACGCTTCCATAAGCCGCTGCACGGCCGGCGTCGCGTGCGCGTAGTACTCCGCGATCGCCTGATAATCAAAGACGACGTGTCGTTGCGCCGCGTTCAGCAGGAAGTTGCGCACATCAGCCGGTAACAGCGACTCCGCATTAATCGCCGCGACCAGCTCATTGCGCTTGCCGTCATTCAACAAATCAACCACGGCCGGACACGCCCCTGTTACCTCGTAGGTCGGCGCCGTAATCTTTGACGTGTACGCCTCCTTTTCTTCCTCGGCCGTCGGCACGTCCAGCCCCCACGCCGACAAGTCGCCGGTGTCCCACTCGTTCGCCAGCGTGTCCCACTCCCACTCGCCGAAGCTCACGTTGTCCTTGATCACGAACTCGGCCTGCTGCGCCTCTGTCAGCTCGTCGGCGATCACGACCGGCACCTCCTTTAGCCCTGCCGCCTGACACGCCTTGAGCCGCATATTGCCGCCAAGCACCATCAGATCGGCGTTGACCACGATGGGCCGCAGCTCGAGCATCGCCGGCAGCGACCGGATGCTGGCGACCAGCTTCTTAAACTTGTCGTCCTTGATCAGCCGCGGGTTGTCCGGATTCGGCTTGAGCGTCCCGATCGGCAGGCGTTGGACCTTCATACGTCGCCAAACGCCAGCCAGCCCGGCGCGACGTCGGCCGCCCGTGCCATCGCCAAGATCATATCCAGCGGCGGCGTCGTAGCCGCGCACTCGTACCGACTGATATGGATATTGGTCACGTCTCGCATCGGCTCAATCGCGCTTTGCACCGCCGCGGCGTATTTGCCTTGGCTCAAGCCCTTGGCCTGCCGTGCGATCCGGATGCGGTCGGCCAGCGTATTACCTGCGATGTCTCGTGTCATCAGCTCAGAAAGGAGTAAATCGTGGGAACCCGATCGGGATGGACGGCATAATGAGCACCGGCGGCGGCGGCGGCACGAGTAGCTGGTCAAGCAGCTCAAACGGCGCCTCACCGACAGCGTGGCCGTGCTCGAGCCGGTCGGCCCGCCACGCTAAGGCGGCCGCAATCGGCACCCGCGTAATGGCTCGCGTGCCAGGCGTGACCGATCGCTTCACCGACGGCAGCGGGTCAATCGGATCAGCGAGCCGCTGGTAGACCCGCGCTTTCGTGACGCCGCATAACGCCGCGACCTCAAGGATGCCTAAATCCGGCTCGTGCGGTGCAGCGGTCATACGAGGCTCAGGTAGTCGGTCACGTGCTGCCACGCGTCATGGGCATTGCGTACAAGGTGCACAGACCACCCGTGGCGCGCAAGCCGCTCGAGGAACGCGGTCTGCGCCGGCGATACCCGCACCGGCCCGATCGGCGCCTTAAACTCCAGCGCCAGCCCGCAGAACGGACCACGCGGGACCATTAAGATCCAGTCGGGAGCGCCGGCCGTGACGCCCTCGGCCTTGAGGATGCCCGCCTCGCGTGCCCCGCGTCGGCCTCCGTTCGGGATGGCGCACGCCGGCAAGTCTCGCGTGTCGCGATCGAGCCGAAAGCGTTGCACGAACAGCCGCTGCTCGACCGATTCCAAGTGCTTTGGCATCAGACCCCGAACACCGGCCGGAGAGCGGCGTAGATACCGGCCGTCGTCGCGACGTCCTGCGCGCAGTAGTCCGCGATCGCGGTCCACTCCTGCCGCTGCGCCATGCCGTAGACGTCCGCGCCGGTCACGCCAGCCGTTTTCGGCGGCAGCCCAAGGAAGGCGGCCCACTCGGAGAGCCCTTCGCCCTTGACCGGCGGCTCCCAGTTCGTCAGCACCGCTTTGCAGTCCACGTGAAACGTCGTGCTATACCGCTTAAACCACCCGGTCACAATCGACGGCGGCAGCGGTACCGGGACGCCAAGCGCCAGCGACCGAAGCAGGATAAACCGCAGATCCCAGCTGCCGTTCCACGTCACCACCTTGCCGCCGGCGTGCTTGAGCTCGCCGGCGGC